CGTATTGGTTCTGGCACTACGTTATTGGCTTCAAACACGGTTCCTTTATCAATTGGCGCATATATTAGTGGAACCTTACCGTTAAATGGGTATGCTTCTGGCGTGCGTTATAGCAGTACTGCGCGATATACGGGAACTACTATGTCCATCCCTACCGCCCCGCCCACGAACGATGTAAACACCTCCCTCCTCCTCAACTTCACCAACGCTGGCATCACAGACGCTACAGCCAAGAACAACTTAGAGACAGTAGGCGGAGCGCAGATCAGCACGACGCAGAGCAAGTTTGGTGGTAGCTCGATGTACTTTGATGGCGCCGGGGACTTTGTTCAAACGTTTGCAAGTAATCAAACATTAAGCTTTAGAACAGGTGATTTTACTGTTGAAGGTTGGGTATATTTTAGCACTAGTGGCCAACATGGTATTTGTCAAATATCTACTAATCCAGGTGGATTTAATGCATCAACTTCAAATAGTATTGCCATTCAAAGAAATGCTACAGGATCTTGGGAGATTTATGCAAAAAATACAAACACATCACAATCCGCAACTATAAATCAAAGTCAATGGTATCATGTCGCATTAGTAAGATCAGGTACTACAACAAAATTTTATGTTGATGGTACAGCATTAATAACGGTTAGTGCAGATACGACCGATTATACAGGAACTTATATAGGATTAGGGGCAATTTACAGCACAGCAGTGCCGTTCAATGGTTATATCGACGACCTACGAGTAACCAAACGTTACGCCCGCTACACCGCCAACTTCACTCCGCCCACAGATACTTTTAGATTACAATAAGTAAGTAAAAAGGTTATAAATGAGTTTTCCAACTTCGCCCACAAACGGTCAAACCACAACAGTAAATGGCATCACCTATATCTACAGTGCCACAAATAACGCTTGGAAGCGACAAACACTTATCAATATTGTAACCGTAGGCAATATCACTGCCGCAAATGTCACAGTTTCTAGTGGCGTTAACTTCAGCGATGGATCAAGAATTACTTCCGGATTAGTGTATGATTTAGACACCATGCGTCCAGATGGTCGAACCAGTGTATTTAGACTAACCTATAATCAAAGCACAGTCAGTGTGGCCAGTCCCTGGAATCTTTTGGTTACCATAAACGGCGTGTTCCAACCCGCATACACAGAGAATCTGGATCGAGTATGGTTGAGTCACGCAGTGTTTGCTGATACTGGCTACACTCTATCTGCTGGTAATTTGAAATTTTCAGAAGCACCACCGGCTGGCACACTGGTTAATGCCCGAACACAGCCTGGCACACCCAACCCCACGCCAAAAATATACCCGTTCCGTGCAGTTGATATTGTCCTGGGTATGTAACGGCTAAATAAGGTATATATTGGAGCACACATGGCTAGAAAAGCAATTTTAGACACATATTACACATTTACACCTAGTACAAAGACCATAGTAATTCCGCGGCCATTGCCTAGAGAGCGTTTTGTTTTAATTACCAATGTGACGACAAATCAGGTAATTTACAATTTTTCTGACACTAGTTTGACATTTACCAGTCACAGTATAACAACAGATGCTGCCAATAACACTGTGACCACCGTGGTACTAGCCTATAACACCAGTGGTATGACCAGCACTGACAAATTACAAATAATTATTGATGAATTTGAAGAAAGTTTCAAACCATCAGAATTATACACAGACCCAGTTAATAAATTTAGAACCAGCAGTCCCCAGGCCTTGATTGATACCGACTTTGAATACAGCACCCAGGCAACCAAATGGGAAAGTTTGGGATTGACCAACAATCGTCCATTCGCTAACTGGAATACCAATACCCCAATTACTATAACTGGGGTAAATGCTACAAATAATTCTAGAACTATCACAGTGTTGACCACCAGTCCTCCAGCAGCTGGTACACCAGTTTTCGTAGTGGATACATTATTTGGAGGTGCAGATGGTCTTTATATTATAGATAGCATTGTAGCTGCTACAAGTTTTTCCTACACTGCTCGCAGTGCATTCATTGGTGTGACCGGATCAATTTTTGTCAACGGAGTTACTGCTGTTTATAGCGGCACTTTGTTTAGTAATGCCGCAATCGCTTATAGCAGCATGGGTTTCAGTGGCAACTTACTGACCGCAGTGACATCAGTACCACATGGTTTAAACATTGGCAATGAAATAGCAGTGTCTGGAACCAACCAAACCAATGCAAATGGATCTTGGGTAGTTGCTGGTGTTGGTAATAGCAGTAGTTTTAGTTATTTTAGTGTGACTGCACCTGCAGCCAATCCCACTGGTGGAAATATTTTTGTTAGGCCGCAAGGCGCATTTCAACACAGAGCTTACGATGGCGGCGTACAATTCAGTACATTTACATCCAGCCACAACGAACAAATTATAAGACAGACACGTAGATACTTTAGATATCAGTCCGGTAAAGGGCTACAAATGAGTACCGGTTCTACCATGAAGCCCAGCATTCAGGTTGACAGTATTACCAGCAGTGGTACCACTGTGACAGTGACTACCAAGGCTGCACAGTTTGTTCAACCAGGATTGAATATCATAGTGGCAGGTTGTAATGAAACTGCCTACAACGGAAGTTTTACTGTGGTGCAGAGTTTAGATAGATATAGATTTACGTATACAGCATCAAGCACACCTAGTAGTTCACTAGCAACAGGCTTTCCACAGTTAACAGTAAACAGTTGGACAGGGGCTAAAATTCAACTTGGAATGTTTGACAGTCAAAACGGGTTGTTTTTTGAATTTGATGGGCAGCAAATATACGCGGTAAAGCGTAGTGCAACATACCAAATTGGCTGTTTAGGTAATGTTTCAGTTGGTGGTGCAGTGGTAAGTGCAGCAACAAATAATTCAGCTACTCCTATATTTGCTAGACAATTAAGTCCCAACGATTTTATCAACATCAAAGGAATGACTTACCGTGTGGTTGACATTACAAGCGATAGTAGTTTTACTATTACTCCGCCTTATCGAGGATTAATTGCAGCAAACAACGCAGTTATCACAAAAACCATTGATCAAAGAATTCCGCAGAGTCAATGGAACATTGATCGCTGTGATGGCACAGGGCCTAGCGGTTACAGACTAGATCTTGGTCGTATGCAGATGTTTTATATTGATTATAGTTGGTACGGTGCAGGCTTTATCCGATGGGGTTTCAGAGGAACCAACGGAGATATCATATATTGCCACAAACAAGCTAATAATAATCTAAACTATGAAGCTTATATGCGTTCAGGAAACTTACCCGGACGATATGAGGTAAACACATTTAGCAAGTACACAATATTGAGTGCAAGCTTGGGTACAGGTGATAGTACCATGAGTGTGGCCGATCATCTTGAATTTCCGTCCACTGGAACGTTGTGGGTACACAGTCCTACTGCTAGCGAGTTTGTGAACTACACCGGCAAAAGCGGTGCTGCTTCGCTGAGTTTTAGTCTTTTAGCAGGTAGCACTACGATTACAGGCACCAGTACCTCAGGGGTAGCCGTTGGACAGTTTGTGGTTGCCAACGGTATACAGTCGGGTACCACCGTACAGAGTGTGGTAACAAATACTTCAGTAACGCTCAGTCAACCTGCTACATTTACTTCAACACAAACAGTCACATTTGCACCAACATTTATTGGTCTAACAAGAGGCAGCCCAGGCGTTACACAAACAGTAGTGCAGACTGCTAATAGTGCAGTGGTAACAGCTAGTAATACTATGAATGTACAAGTAGGTCAATATGTAGTAGGTACAGGTATTCCTGCAGACGCATTTGTAGCCGGTGTTAGTACAAATACATCTGTTACATTAACAGAAGCTGCTACTTCTTCCGCAACCCAAGCGATGATTTTTGGAAGAATGGGCACCGGTGGCCCGCAGAGCTTTACTTTTAGCGCCACTGCACCTGTAGCAGTTGATCTGCATAGTCCTAGTTTTAGTCCTACTATCAGTCACTGGGGTACCAGTGTTATCATGGACGGTAGATACGATGACGATAAATCTTTTGTGTTTACACAAGGTATGACTTCGACCTTGTCTGTTGTATCAGGCGCCACAAATGCACTGTTGAGCTTTAGAATTGCTCCCAGTGTAAGCAATGGTTTACCCGGCACCACACTGGGCGCTAGAGAGATAGTCAATCGCATGCAGATGGTTCTACGGCAGTTAGACTTTACCAGCACCGGTCAATTCTTAGTAACACTTGTGTTAAACGGTTTCGTAGGCAATGGAACAGTGGGTTGGCAGTCTGTGGGCGGTTCTAGTTTAGCACAGTATGTGCCTCATCAAGGAACTACAACTATAACTGGCGGAGAAACAATTTATGGTTTTTATTTGAACAGTTCAGGTGGTGCTAGTTTTACAACCACACAGCAGGATTTAACACTGGTTAGGGACATGGGATCCAGTATATTGGGCGGTGGACAATCTAGAAGCAATACAGCATTTTATCCTGATGGACCAGATATTATTACTATTTTGGTTCGTAATATAAGTTCTGCTACCTCTGCTGTTGCATGTAGACTTTCCTGGACCGAAGCACAAGCATAACATTACAAGCAATGAAAGTTATAAAAAAGCTATTTAGAAATATCTATGACAGCGAAGATGTTTATACTGTGGCCAACTACACCAATGGCGAGTGGACCTATCAATCAGAAAAAATACAAAAATATGTAAACAATGTTCGGCATGGTAAGAGTGCGGTAGTAATTGGCAACGGTCTAGATAGATTGAATTTTGATTTAAAAAATTTAAAAAACAAAAAAATGCAAACCTATGGCTGTAATGCTTTGTATAGAGATTTTGCTCCTGATTTTTTAATTGCAGTGAACAGTGAAATATGTAGAGATATTGCTAGATCAAATTATTGTAACAATAATATTGTTTATGCCCATGCCAATGAAATCGTTCAGTATCCAGAAAAATTTCATTTAATCCCGCAAGATCCAAATTGGAATGCTGGGTCTCTCGCTGCCTATCTAGCTTGTTTTGATTGTCATGAAAAAGTTTACATGATTGGATTTGATGGTAACGATACCTCGGGATTCAGTAATAATGTGTACAGCAACACTTTGGGATATACGTCTGCGTCAGTTGATAATAACGATAGGTACTGGAGTTTAACAATGACCCGTGTGTTTAACACATATAACCTAGTTGACTTCGTTCTAGTGAACAGTACTGGTAGAGGGTATATGCCAGCGGCTTGGCAGAGTGTTACTAATCTACGTCGAATCACATATAGAGATTTTGTTTTAGAGTGCGATCTCTAAAGCTGATTCAAATGTTCTAATCTTGTCAATTACACAGTTGAAACTAAAAGTTCTCCAAACACCAGGATGCAAAGGTTTTGGACAATCATTTATAGCTGTCCATGCATATCCTCGATGTTCTGTATTTAATTGAGGTATAAATTCGTTGTCCACTGTAAGTAGATAAGTATGATACTCAAAATTTGTATTATCGGCTGTGAATTTTTCTAGCGGTATAATTTTTTGTATATCAATTGGACCAATTTCTTCTTGTATTTCTCTTTGCAAAGCCAAGATAGGGGATTCTCCTGGTTCAACCCCTCCGCCTACTAGTCCCCACGACCCTGAATGTTTTTTTTGATTTCTTAGTAAAAACAAATACCTTTTGGTTTTCTTACAAAAAATCAAAGCCCCACATCCTATATTACTATTGACCATTCGCCACCTCGATATACACCTTCTACGCTTTTTACCCAATCCGTACCGTTCCATCGATATTGAGTACCAGTAAGAGTGTTTAACAGGTATTCTGTTGATGTTTCTGTTTGGCTATCAAAAACCACCTGCCAGATGGATCCGCCAAATTGTATTATATCGTTGGCATAAGCCACTAGGTTGCCCCAGACCAAACTGCCATCTAAATTGTCTTGACTGCCTACATTGTCGGTTAGCAAATATCTAGTGTTTGTACTTGGCGAAAGCAAAGCACTATCTACTTTAACATTTTGTGGATTAATAATTGCATCCACTGGTAACAAAGTATTAGATGGCATTGTATCCTCAAAAGGATCAAATAATAAAATATAAGGGTCAGTTGGATGATAAGCAATAGTGCCAATTAATTCTGTTCCTGTAGGCAAAGCTAATCTAATTTCAGTTGTACCTGTTTGTAAAGTTCCATAAATTTCTATTACTGCTTTCCATGTAACTGGCGGCGGAACACTGGTAATATTATTGTCATCATCTACAACTTCCTGATATTTTAAAAGTTGTAATTGATTACCAGTATACAATATTCCATAATCCAAAGGAGTTACATATCTTCTGGATACCAAGTTAGTTAATAAAGTATCTTCATTAAGCATACCTTGTTCATCATATATACTACCAATAAATTTTTGTATTACACCTAAGCGTTTAACTTTGGCAGGCGCACTTATCCAAATTGGCATAGTAAATGTAAGAGTGGAAACGTCAATGGGTTCTTCAGATCCAGTCGGTACGGTTCTTGACGTCCATAAAACGTTAGTAAGTTGAACGTAACTTAGACTAGCCCAATCTATGTAATTGTCTGTGCTTTGTATTTCAAACGAAGGATTAAACAAAACAGCTAATTGTTCGATTAACTGCATTTTCTGTTCAGTATTACTGGTCCATATATCTAACTTCACTTCGAGATTATAAGGCACAGGCATAAGTCTTTCTATGGTATAACTATCGCCTTGTTGATTTGAATATAAACCAGTTTCAGGATCATACTGTCGTTCTCTTAACTGCATTTTACTAACAAAATAAGGTTCTTGAACTCTAGTTTGATCGTAGGTAAAACCACTTATATAGGCACTCATTGCCGGCACCGCATTCATTATGTTTTCGCTATTTT